GATTGATTTTCCACATAATGTTCAATAGATTGCTCTAAAATCATTTGGTTTAAATACTCACCCATATTCCATTTTGTATTGACTTTTTCACTACGCCTATCAGGCATAAAATCTACGAATTTTGACTCACAAATTGGTTTTAATAACAAACACTTAATCATATAGTTATACAAAACGTTTGGGTCTTTCTTCATTTTTGAATTTACATACTCTTTATGAACCGTAATTGATCTCAATTGGATATCTTTATGTTCTAAAAGCATCTTTGCTACCAGTCTTAGAAAAAGTTCTTTATCTGCTGTATTTAAATCAACAGACTTCAATTCATTACTAAGTGGTCTATTTCTCTTTTTGTATAATGCTCGTACGATACGTTGAATATATTTAGATTTTTCTTCGGGCATACAAATAGCGGCTAAGGTTAGCATTCTGCTTGATCCACCTTTCTGATAAGGATCATGCATATTCCAGCCTAAATCACCACTCTCATCCAAATATATAAATGTTCGCATAAATAATTTATTATCAAGTATTAAAAAAGCCTCTAAATAATTTTAGAGGCTCTAGAATTCGGGTGCGGCACCTAGAGGCAACTTACTTACAGTAAGTTTACGATTATCGCAGGATTTATCGTACCTCGGTCTAGGCGTGGATTATTTATACCGCGCTGCGACTACAAGATCAGAATATTCGATATGCACACATTTGTCAATAACGCATAGATGCGTAAGTGTCAATACTTCAGCACCTTCTTGTGCGTTAAATGTTGTCGCGCAGCGTCATCAATTAGTTGATTTTTGGCTAAATACCCCGAAAGTTGTACCCTTAAGGGGCTCCAGCATTAAAAAATCAAGTAAAGAAAGAACACGATGACAGCTAAAATTATTAAGAATTTAAATACTCCCTTAAATGATCCAGCATCTCTAGAGTCTTGATTTGATGAAAGTGGTATCTTCACCTTACTTTGTTTATTTCTAGGTGAATAAGACGAATAAGATAGCCCTGTTCCTGGCAAACCAACTGTAGTTCTTGTGCCCTTTTTACCCACATTAACTCTTGCACCGTTTTTCCCAACAGATACGCTTGAAACTCCCTTTTTGGTGAGATTCACACGAACACCAGGCATAATTTTAATGCTTTTTCTAAAATTAAATCCCATTGCTTATTTTCCGCAAATTTTCTTAGATCCACTAATTGAACCATCATTGCAAACAAATTTACCTGCCTGACAATGCTTTACCCCACCCTTACTACCCGAACAAGGTTGGCGACCTCGCCCAGCATCAGCAAATGAAGCAAAACCTAATGCTAAAACCAAACCTAGTGCGATCTTTTTCATATCGATACCAATTATTATAAAGTGCTACCAATGTAACAAATAGTAAAGATGGTGTGAACATTAATTAGACTAAATAGCAGTAAAAAACCTCCCGAAGGAGGTTTGTAAGATTATTTGACCAGTCGATTCATTGCATTTTGAACAATTATTGGCAATTGTTCTTTTGCCACTAAATCTGTACGACTGACTAATTCTGGAATACTTTTTGAATCAACCATTACAGCATCTCTAGGAACAAGCTCTAAAGAAATACCACCTTGATAATGCAAGTTTAAAACCATTTTTTTGCCTTGCAACATTCTTGACATTAAGGCTTGAGCAACTTCTTCTGGGTTATAAGATGGATATTCAGGTATTTTACCTCCCAAACGCTTAACTTCACCCTCTAGTTTGGTGTGATACTCAATCAAGCGGTATTGCAAAACACCGCAACAGTCCTGAATTGCATTGATATCAACCAGTGAATGTTGCTGAGCTTTATCAAAAGTTAAAATTAAGCCATGTACATATTCAACAGCATTACCTAATTCATCTAATGGAATCTCTTCAATGTGGTTTTTATCAAACCGTTGTAAAACCATATTATAGGCATCAGAAAAGTTAATTTTCGCTCTTGATACCAAGTTTGAAACAGCATGACGTAAGCTTTCGCGATCTTTTGGGGTGGATTTACGAGGATTTACAGCTTGACCCCTTGTCCAATAATCCCAAAGTACATCATCACATTCATTTTGGTACATGATGACAGTGTCACGAAGTTCAGGTTTTACCTTGTTTGCATGAATTGAATACAACCATGCTGGAAGTTTACGCAGAAGCAAACAAGTGTGCGAACGTGCCTGATCATCTCCCAATATCTGCATGGTGATTTCCACCACGCAGGCTGAAAATCGTTGTTTTAGTTTAACAAACTGGCTTTTCCAATCTAGCCCCATACCCTGCACAATTGAGCGCATAGGAACATAAGGTTGCCCGTTATGCTCAACTAAAAATAATTCAGCATTGTGGAAAGGTACGGTTATTTGTTGTAAACTCATTGAAGTCATATTTAATTCCTTAATGTTGACCTTAAAAGCCCCTTCATCCGCCAAGATAGTTAGGGGTTTTTTAATGTCTATTGATTTCATGCTTTCGCACTCTCATTTGTCAATTTAATTTTAAGCTCTTCAAAATGCCTTACTAAATAATTATTTAGTGAACGACCATCTTTTTTTGCTTGCTCTACCAAAAATGCTTTAAGTGAATCTGGCATTCTAGTGTTAAGTTGAACCTCTTTCATAAAACCTCCTTATGCTTGTTAGCATTTCACTAACATAGCAAAACAATAACATTGAAGTCAATACAGTTTGTTAGCATAATGCTATTTATTTGAAGATAGAGTAATTCTTGTGGCTGATGATGTTCAGTTTAATTTACGAATTCCCGCAACATTAAAAGATAAAGTTAAAGAAGCAGCTAAAGAAAGTGGGCGTTCAATTAATGCAGAGGCTCAATTCCGCTTAGAGCAATCATTTACAAATTCTTCTCTTAATAATCCTCAAGATACACTTCGTCAAATAGATAGAGTTTACAAGATCGTGCAAGATCAAGAAAAAGTTATAAGTAATCAGCAAAAAACCATTAAAAACCTAGATGCCATGTTAGAAAATCTGATAGAAACAACAAGACAAACTTTAGATTTAATTCAGAAAAAAAACCCTTAATCTAACAACAAATTAACAAGGATGTTTAGATGATTTTAGACCGACAACTACAATTAGAATTAATGACTAAAATGGCTGAGGTTTATCCACTTGCATATGACTTTAGTGAGGAGTTAAGGATATTAGACGACAATCAATCAAAAAAAATATGTGCAAATTTATATTATTTACAATCTCATGAATTGCTCGAACCAAAAAGTATTTTTCTGCAAATGGCTTTTGGAGGACCTCAGAATCACTCTTTTGTCTTAGGTTATACTCTCCTTACTCAAAAAGGTGCTGACTTTATGGCTAATGATGGTGGTTTATCAGCAATATTGGGCGTTGTTACAATAAAATTTGAAGCTGATCAATTTAAATTGCTACTTGAATCAAAAATCATGGCAACAGATTTACCGCCTGCTGATAAGAGTAAATTGATTGATGGGCTTCGATCGCTTTCAGGCGAGAGTATAAAACACCTGACAACGAAAATTGTGGATTTGGGTTGGGATAATCTAGGCACACTAGTTCGGATAATTCAAAGCAGCCTTTCTTAGCAATTTGTTTAAACTTCAAAAATCCAATCGGTTGGGTGTAATTTCCAACTGGTACAAAGAACTCATCTCCATCAAAACATAAATTCTCAAAATAAATTTGTGTCGAATTTTCATGTAGACGATTTTCGACTAATACGATACTTTCAATTTTCATAACAGTTATCTCTTGGTGTACTGATGAGAAAGACAATATTAATAATTTGCGGAATTCTTTTTTTGTTCTGGCTGGTTAAAACAGATCGAATGCCATCATTGGTAGATATAGGTCATAAGATTGCGGAGAACATTTTGCCTCCGACCAATTCCAGTAAATAGGCATGAAAAAAGCACCCTAGGGTGCTTTGACTAACCTGCTTTAGGTTTATTACGTGGACTTGGATTTTCCTTGGTTAACGCTTCAGGCTTAAAATCAGCCGTCTTATTCATGCCATCTAGAAACCACGCACACGCCCATTCAGCTCCCATGCTAGCTTTACCATTGATAGTCATTGCTGGTCCACCAGACTTCAAATAAACAACATCACCAACTTTCAAATCACTCATTACTACCCTCATTTTTAATATTTTGAGACTTATTTATACCTTAAATAGATGATATTTCAAGCTTTAACTTTCCAAAAAGAATTAATTAATTCAAGCAATATCTCTCTAAACGATAACTTTGTTATCTTGGTGAAAAGCTTCTCATTCAATGGAATGGTATTTAGCTTGATGTATTGAAGAAAACCCGCTTAGGCGGGTTTTTTAACTTGGTAATACTTCAATCATGGGCTTTTTGCTTTTCTAAATCACTTGATTGGTTTTGTATTAAGCTTTTTTACAAATGAACCATTATTTTTTATTCATTTCACTCAAGTACTTCCCATCCAGCGCAAAAATACACTCAACAAAAAGCACTCGATCTAAGTCACAACCGTACACATCAAAATAGCTTTTAATATCGGTAAGAGTCAGTGAGTCATAGAACCCACCTCCCTGCGGAAAGGCAATAAAACGTCGTGCCTTTGAAATTAGATTAAAGGCTTTGATGATGTGGTCTGCCGTGAAACTTGGCTCTAAACGCTCAGGTGGTTTTAGACCGAGCTTTTGGTAGACTTCTGCTGTTTTTTCTTCGCACCATTTGATGTTTCTTTGCTCGTAGTGCTTGAGGACTTTCCCACTTCATCAACAATCTCTTCAGTCTTAGAGTCATGGATCACCTTAGCTTTTTCCATGATGAAGACAATAATTTCTAGAGATTGCTTCGAGCTTGTACAAATCAGTTCAGCATTTTGCGCACTGTATTCGATTGGCTTTTTATCTTTACCGACTAGTCCAACCCATCCTAGCAACAAATGTGAAACAGCACGGTTAAAACCTAATTTGGCCTTGACCGCTCCTTCATCTGTTACTGCCTTAATGCCTGCAAGCTCTTGCTCGGCTTGAATCCCATTAAGTTCAAGTGAGCGTTGAAACGATGGCTTATCAATACTTGCAATGAGTAGTTTCACGCCATCTTTGAAATCAAACCATTCTTGAACGTATTCAATGGACTTCTGTTCTTCAATTTCAATTAACATGATTAAGGCCCCGCAACTACAGGAATACGTGTAAGAGTCGGTGCAACATCCGCGACTGTGAACGAGAATTGGGTAGTTAATACATCACCAGCGCCACCACTTGGCAAAGGCGCAGATACTTGAACCTTAGGTAGTTTGAGTGTGTATTTATTACCTGCAGTATCTTTTAATGAGTATTCAAGCCCGATCTGCTCATTTAAGAATTGTTTTTCATAAAGTTCTGCAGTGTTTTTGGACCATGCAATTGTAAAGTTACCACTGCCTTTCATAATGGTTTCTAAGATTGCGGCAATGTTATTTTCATAGTCTAAGCACTTCTGAATTTGCATTGTATTATCAATGGTTAATTCAATCTGAGTGATGCACATTCCTGGTTTCTTTTCACCATCAATAAGAATGTCACCAGTTGATTGACTGGTTAATGGAATAGCATCCACTGCAGGTGTTACAGTACCAGTTGGTGCAACTTCATAAGCTGTACGCTTCATTCCCATAATTGCGAATTTAGAAGTCACAATGCCACTATCAGGAATCGATAATGTCCACTGGTTAATGTGGCAACCAGTGAAAACTTGGAAGTTATCAATATCACTAAAGCCTCGAATAATCGAAAGCGTTTTTCGAGTAGTACCACCAAAGGCTAGAACATTACTATTCCAAGCATTAAAAGCAATACACTCCAAAATTGTATCTTGAATGCCATAAGCCCATTCGGATTCAATATCTCCCTGAACTTCAACACCAGTTACCAAAGTACCAGCTGCAATTCGTGAATCTTTGATCGTTTGTGATTCGGTGGTTTGTGCTGATGCATCTAAACCATTGGTGGTAAATGCAAATGTATTCCAAGTGGTTGCAATCACACCAGGTGATGCTTCAAAACCTACTCGGGTTAACTGTTTAGCTCCAGAACTCATGAAGTTCTCCTTAATTTAGGCGTAAAAAAACCTCCTTTAAGGAGGTGGATAAAATTAAACCCTGACAATGCAGGGTTTTATGTTTGGTAACTGATAGTCTTGCCTTCAATACCCTCAATAAGCTTTAAAAGGCTTTGATGGTGTAAAACTATTGATTTGTTTTTTGGTCTAGCTCGCCCAATGTCTATTGTTATTAGCATTGCAGCTTGAATATTTTCTGCTGGCTCAACACTTTCAAAGATGTAAGTTTCATCATCAAAAACAATATCGGCATAGTCATCTTCTTCTGAGCTTGGTCTGCATTCAGCAACCACATATGCGATATTCACGCCATGCACTCCTGCATCACTAATCTCAATTGACCTTTAGCTTGTGGGAATGCTTGATAACATCGAGATGTAAAGTCTTGGTAATCAATGGAACTGTTTGCAATGACTTCCACTGCATTGATTTGCTTTGAAAGCATATGCTCCCCACCATTTGTAAGCCATTGATGCATTTTCTCACCATCACGTTTATTTGCTCGAAGTTCTGAAACAACCTCTTTTGGCATAATGATTCGATAGATCCATTTATTGGTGATGTCTCCAAAAATTGCAGGACTACCACCAATATGGTTGTTAAATTTTGTTCCTGTGATCTTTGCCAAAGCTTCATAATATGAATCAGGAAATCGTTTTTCCCATGTAGTTGCAGTCGGCAACAACATCAGGCGAATCATGTCTTGTACAGAAGGCGGTGCTTGATTGGTTCGAATTAGGTTGTCGATTTGCTCATCACACCAGATTGCAAAATCAATATTTAGCCAGCGCGCAAAAACAAGCGCTAATTTGGGATGCAGCCAAGTTCCACCACCATTCTCTGGCGATCCTGATTTGGTTTTTACCAATCCTGTCTTTTTTGCTAGTTTAAGTAATTTGGACTGAGATAATGAAGAAATTGATCTCAACATAATGATTTTATTGAATTCCTCCATAAAATCACATTTACTTTGATGCTTTGCTAATGCAACTAAATACTCAACACTTTCTCTTTGTCTTAGCCACATATAAGGCTCTTTATCAAATCGCTTTGCTGCTTCTGTAGCATTAAACCAACCTGAGTTATCAAAAGATTGATCTATATTTTCATACTTAATTTTTACAATACTCATTATTGTCTCCACTACTCAAAAAGAAAAACACTGGCGAAAGATGATGAGTAGTCGAAAGACCATCTTTATTTCGGGAGCTACCCTAGCCAGTGGTTGCCATATTTCAGGCATAAAAAAACCTGCCACTAAGGACAGGTTCGTTTAAAAGTAATTCAGGTTTGTTGTGTAATTAAGCTAATTAATTCGAAATTCAGCTCTAATAATCTTAGCGTAAAAATTATCATCATCCATATCTTGTGGCGCATGGACTTTATAAACTTCAAGAAATGAAACACCAAAGGATTGTAGGAAATATCGCCATTGAACACATAGATTAGTCATTTCAATTGTGCCTGTATTCTTAGGTGCAAAGCATTGAATTGAAATTGTTCCTATATCACGAATACAAGGTGCATTTCCTATTCCAGCAAACAGGCTATCGCCATATTGAATGTAAACTTTACACCACAATTTATTTGACGGTGGCTCAAATGGCTTACCATCAGGAGTTTTCTGATTTTCAATACGAAGATTTGATTTTTCCACACCAGTAAATTGACCTACTCGCTTGTATATTACGGTTTCAGCTTCAGATAATGTCATCATTTATATCTACTCGTAACTGACTGGAATGTGATTGAATAAATACCTAAAGGCGCTTGTCCAGAATGGCCATTCTCTAGAGCAATTGCATAAGGTAAATTATTACTTATAAAAACCCGCATACCCAATTGAACACTTAGAACTTTAGCCATTCCATCTGCAATGGTTGTCGTACCAGATGTATCTTTTTTCTGGAAGTCTTTAGTATAATCCACACTGCCAATTGATACTCGATTATTTCCTCTAAATGCGCCTGTATCGACTGGACTTCTAAGGATCACACCTTGAAGCATTGCGGCCGTGATTTTTCTTTGTAATTCTGAGCCATCACGTAATACTTGGAGTGTGAATTGTGATGGTCTTAATCCGTTCCATCCCATAAGTTTCACCCATAAAAAAACCCACCGAAGTGGGTATAAATTATTCATTAGCAACAATACATTCTTTAAAAACACTATCATGATAATTTTTTACGGCTTGCTTTTTGAGTTTCTTATCTTCAGGTACATCAATATCATAAACCTCAGATGTAAACATTGCAGTTAAGCCACTTTGATCAGCCAAGTATCTTTTCTTGTTTTCGTCAGGGCTATTTTCACTAGCAAGTCTTAGCTTTTGGATTTCTTCCATCATTTTACTTTTGGGCACTCCATTGACTCTATTTTTCATTACCTTTTGTGCTAATTCAGCAATCTCATTACAAGTATCATTTACATCCGCATTAGCTTGAAAAGAAAGCAATAATCCCACTGTAAAGTAAATGAAGTTTTTTTTGTTCAAAGTTGAATGTCCATTTTTAAATTTCACTAAAAAATATCAGATAAATAAAGGACTGTCTAATTACTAAACTTTCCTCAACTGCACCACAAAACCTACATCAGCAGACATTGGTAGGATACTGATAATTTTAAGTTCACCATATCTTGTTTGCCACATGTCACCAATTTGCAGCTCGCCAGTTACCTCGCTAGCCAACACAATGGCTTTTTGGTCAGACACCTCATAATCACTTGGTTTCACAATGTATTTTTCATAATTACCATCTAATTTTCCCCACCCTGCATATTGTTCAACGGTAACAATAGGATAAGTTTGTGTTTCAAAGTCGAAATCACCAGATTGGACTTCTTTAGAGCATTTGAAGGCGGTGATTGCATCAGCCAAATCCGTATTGAAAGCTTCCGCAATATCTGATTGTAATTCATCACGTAGACCCATTCTAAATCTCGCTTTCCTCAAACATAGCAAACAAATCTTGAGCGATACGCTGAATTGAATATGCTTCAAACTCAGTGCTTGGCTTTTTCTCACCCATCAGTTTTCTGATTCGCTGCCAAATATGAACCGCTTCATGTAGTAAAAGCCCATGAATTTCAATCAGCGTTCTATCACTACAGTCGCCCAGTTGAACAATGCAATGCTGACCACCATCGTAATAATCAACTTGAGCGCTAGCACCTAAACTCATGAATTCTTGTGTATCAGTCACATCATCAAACAAAATATCAAATTGATCTTGATTGCGAACAAGTGTGTATTTCGAATGCTCAAAAGGTGAAATATGCCATTCAGGAACATAGTTGTTGTTCATCACAACCTCCTCACCATTTGAACGCGTGATTTCTTGGTATAAGGTTTAATCAAATCCCAAATGTACTGCTCAACTGCATTTATAGACTTAGATCCATCCTGATAAACCTTTTCACTTTCTACACTATCCGCTTTAACACGTTTGGATTTAAGCTCTTGGTCTTTATCAATATAGAGTTTTTTATCAATGATGCCTTTAATGATCTCAAAGGACGCATCCTTTAAATCCTGTGGCACATCATCAACATTTTCATAATCTTTAACATTGCGAGCGATTAAATATGCTCGACTTTTCTTAAGAAGTTGAGCCTTGTCACTTTCACTTTGGTTGGTCCAAGTATCCCCAAGCGCTTGCTCAACTTCCGATTCAGTGACAATACTCATGATTCACCTACTTTGCTTTGGTTGTTTTCGGTTTTTCTTCATCCGTTTTATCGGCGTTTGCTTCCAATTCGGTGATACGGGCTTTCATTGCTTCAATGTTATTTTGGAATGCAATAAATTCACCTTTTGATGTTTTAAGCTGGTCTAAAGCTTCATCACGTTCCGCAACAACCTTTTCACATTCAGCTTTTGCTTCATCAACAACTGCCTGTAATTCAGGAGTGATGCCGACTTCCACTTGAGCTGATAAAGGCTGGCCATCTAAAAATGCATAGGCTTGTTTTACTGCTTCAGCATTTGGAAATTCATCATCCACTTCAACTGAAGTTGCGGCAGAGATAACACCTAGAAATGAAGTTCGGTAGCAAACATTTGGCTGCTGATTTTCCGGAATTGTATTGTTATAAATTACTTTCATTTTATTCTCCAAAACAAAGGCGACCGAAGTCGCCAAGTTTATTAACCACCACTTGGTGGGGTTGCTGTACCTGAGATTACCGCAGCGAAAGGCACAAGTTTACGATCAAACACACGCTCCCAATTCGCAGCGTTTGCATACTGAGCAATTGTTGGAGTTTTATTTGGATCTTCTTCACCTTTCCAAGAGAATCCAGCAGGCTGCAAGATGTAAGTCTTACGCTCTACGATGATTTCCGAACCACCGCCATTACCGCCTAAGGCATCACGCTGAACTTCAACTGGATTGGTTGGAGTACCCTCACCATAACCGAATGCGCCAGTACCAAAGAACATTGAGAGGTATTGGTTTGTGCCATAAGTAAGACCATCATCCATAAAGATTGGTTTACCAAGGTAAGTGGTTAAGATGATGTTACCTTGAGAGTCTTTCACATACTCAATCAGGTCTTTTTGCACCATCTGCTTCATTACAACAGAGTGCACGCCAATTGCAGCGAACTGATCAGCAGCATCACCAGCGGTAAATGCTGCATCTTGCATTGCTGTAGCGGTCATCGTTGCGCCTGCATCAATAACCATATCACCAGAGTTATTGGCAAGGTTAGATGCAATAACACCACGAGCAGCACCCAACAAATAACGCTGCCATTGACGCTCCCAATACTTGCCATAACGGTTTCGAATGTGTTGCATTGGTTCGCTGTTGGCAAGCTCAGTTGTTAAATCTGAAACGCCATAGGGTTTGTTCAGATAAAGGGTACGAGCTTGCATCTTGCCTTGTGACGCTTTACCTACTTTGCCTTTTTGATCTGGATCATCTGTAGAGACGTTTGCTTCTTCATTGGCATCAAGATCCTGCCAATAAGAAATTGTTGAAGTGCCTTGACCATTATTTGCAATATCGCTCAAGGCTGGGTTTTTGGTAACGATACCTGACTGATAAACTGCCGTTTTTTCAGGTGAGTTCACTGGATCTAATGTTTGGTAGTAATCCCCAACAAAAATATCCGCAATACGAGTAACTGGCATAAATTAGTTTTCCTTAGTTTTTAATAACTGTTGAAATGCGTTTGGATTTTCACGCGCAATTGCTGCACGTTCTGATTCTGTATAGTCAGACCATTTTTTAGTTGATGTTCCTGAACCTGGTGCACCAGAACCTTGCGGCTTAGGGAAGAAATAAGACTTGGTTTCACGCAGACTTTCGACCCATTCTTTAGGGCTTAATGGTGTTGAGCCATCTTTCCCAATGATTGTTTCTCCATTAGCATCGATCATCACAGCATTGCCTTTTTCATCTAAAGCAAACTGAGATAAAGCCAAAGCTGTCACATCATCTGTCGCTTCCGCTAAGCCACCTACACCGCTGAACGCTTGTGCGATCTGACCTTTCACTACTGACTGTTTAAACTGGTTTGCATATGCTTGCGCTTTATTTGCTCGATCAGTTTCAGCTTGTAATTGTTTGTCATGGTCCTGCTTCATTTTTTCAGTGCGTTTTTGGATAACTTCATCAATCTTGCCCTCGGTGTAAATAGCGGAAAGAAATAGAGCCACATGGCGGAGTAAAATTGAGCCACTATGGTTA